GCGTGGGCCTGGACCTTTGCGCCGCACCTCCGCTTCTTGTGCGCCTCTCATAGCCAAGCCCTCGCCATCCGCGATAACCTCCGCATGCGACGTCTGGTGACCTCGGAGTGGTATCAGAAGCACTGGGGCGAGAAGGTGCGGCTGACCCAGGATCAGGCAGCCAAACTGAAGTTCGAGAACAATCACACGGGATTCAGAGAGGCGAGCGCGGCGGGGTCCATCACCGGATCTCGTGCCGACATCCTGATACTGGACGACCCGCACAGCGTCGAGAGCGCAGGCTCTGAGCAACAGAGAGCGACGACACGAGATTGGTTTCTTGAAGCGGTGCCGACCCGTCTGAACAACCCCGCGACCTCAGCCATCATTGTTATTATGCAGAGGCTACACGAAGAGGACGTCTCCGGAATCATCCTCGACAAGCAGTTAGGCTACGACCATATCATGCTGCCGATGGAATATGACCCGGCTCGGTCGATGCCCACGCGTCTGGGCTGGCAGGATTGGCGTACAGAAGAAGGAGAGTTGCTCTTCCCGGAGCGTTTTCCAGCTGAAGTTGTGGCACGAGACAAGGCTGTCATGGGGCCCTACGCGGTCGCCGGTCAGTTCCAACAGACGCCGACGCCACGAGGCGGTGGCATCATCCAGAGGGACTGGTGGCAGCTATGGGAAGGGCAAGGCGTCTTCCCCGGCTGCGACTTCATCATCGCCAGCCTCGACTGCGCCTACACGGAGAAGAGCGAGAACGACTACAGTGCCTGCACTGTCTGGGGTGTCTTCACGGACGACGGCAGGGCGTTGGCAGCAAACATCATCAGCCCTGATGGTCGATACGCCCAGAACGGCCGAACCTACGTCGAGGGAGCGCCCAAGCTAATCCTGATGCATGCGTGGCAGGAAAGACTGGAACTCCACGCTCTCGTCCAGAAGGTCGCGGCTACGGCGAAGAAATACAAGATAGACCACCTCGTTATCGAGGCGAAAGCATCCGGCCACTCGCTTGCTCAAGAGATGCGTCGGCTCTTCGGGCATGAAGACTTCGCTGTCAGGCTCTATAACCCGAAAGCTCAAGACAAGGTGAGCCGCCTGTACTCCGTCCAGCACATCTTCGCTGAAGGCATGGTCTACGCGCCCGACATGACGTGGGCCGAGATGGTCATGACCCAATGCGCTCAGTTCCCCAAAGGCAAGCACGACGATTTAGTAGACTCGTTGTCGCAGGGTGTGAGATACTTGCGTGAGATGGGGCTGCTGGTCCGCGCCCCTGAACGCTTGAACGAAATTGAAGAGAGCCGACGCTATAAAGGACCGCCACCGGCTCCTCTGTACCCAGTGTGATGGAGATAGTAAAATGGAGATATCAAAGCTGGAAGAGGCCGATGACAAGTTGTTCTGGGGCTTCTCATATGTCGTTTACGATTCCGTAGAAGCAACTGGCAAGTGGCCTGAACTAATCGAAAACTCGCCCTATCGTCTCGGCGACCTAGAGGATATGTACGACTTCATCTGCGCGACGGAGACCGGCGTTATCAACGGTTGGGGTTTAGGTTATTCTGCCGATAATTTGCGGAAGATATTCAATGTGCTTTCCCGTGGCCGCATGGCAATTCGCGCAAGCCAAGGGAAGGAGATGCTGTATCCGCTAGAGGACCGGCTAAAAGATAAATGGCATAATGCTTACAAAATCAGAAGAGAGATTGCTACTTTTGACGATGAGAACAGAGAAATAGAGAGTCGAAAGCAAGCAAAAGAAATAATGGAATACGTTCAAAGGAAATTGGACCGCGTAAAGGAACGTAACAAAGCGTTTGGTTGGCCGGAGAACAAAACTGACCTCACGCCGGAAGACAGGCTGAATCGTTCCCGTGATATTGCGCGACTGCGTTCTCAGGGTGTGATGTATAAGGAAATCGCCGAGAAATATTTTATTTCGCCAGGAAGGGCGTGGCAGATTAATCAACGGTTCCACAGGGAACTGACCGGACGCTTGAGCCGCGATAGTTTTCATTGTGGCTCGAACGACGAGCGGTTCCACGGCATTTGGGTGACCTTCGACCACGATGGCCTCATGGGGTACTCGTTTGATGCTCCGCTGACTGAGCGGGGACATGGTAGCAACTGGCATGTTTAGGAGACATTGAGATGGAAGAGGAAGTTACAGACTATAACCCCGGTGATGAAAGCTATATGGCTGTCAGGTTGCTGAGAGACATCGTACGTCGCGTGGCTCTTGATTCATTTGAGTGTCATTTAGATCCTGATGACGCGGCAGCGGCTGTGCTGTTGGCTCTGGTCGATATCGTCCACGAGGGGGCGCTATTCAGCAAGGCAGAGGCGATATCGATGGTTCGGTCTGCGCTGGACTTCGCGTCGAGTGCGTCAATCGCAAGAGATGAATCGTCAGGTCTTATCCCGGACGAGAACGAAAACGGGCACGATCCCGTCGTCGTCGCAGTGATGAGGCACTGTAATTTCTCTTAATGCTTGACTAAATCCTTGGTGATATAGTCTGCGGGCAACATTGAGGGTTCGCCATGTCTATATCACCAAGTCTTTCCGGCAGGATGCAGTCTGGCCTTGGGGCAATCGGCCCTGACGACATCAAGGTCGTCATAGGCGAGAACCCTGACGAGCCGAAGATTGATGACAAGGGCAACATCATCAAGATTGTCCACGGCGATGGCTCGGTCACCGTCTCGCTCGATGGCAAGGGACTGGGCAACGTCAACGGCGAGAAGGATAAGGGCTGGTGGGATAACCTCGCCGAAGAGATTGAGACGACTGAACTGTCCCGCATCTCCAGCGACCTCTTGAGGAATATCGAATACGATATCGACAGCCGGAAAGAATGGATTGAAGACCGCGCTCTAGGGCTGAAGCTACTGGGGCTGAAGATTGAACTTCCCGGTGTTGGCGGGTCGGCTGACGGCGCTCCGGTCGAGGGTATGAGCAAGGTCCGCCATCCTCTGCTGTTGGAGGCCGTGCTGCGCTTCCAGGCGAACGCCAGAAGCGAGTTGCTCCCCACCGATGGCCCGGTCAAAATTCGCGTGGACACGAACAACGGCAACGTCCAGCAGGACCAACTCGCCAATGCGTTGGAGAACGACCTCAACCACTACCTGACCTCAACGGCGACAGAGTATTACCCTGACACTGACCGCATGCTGCTGATGCTTGGGTTCAGTGGCACAGCGTTCAAGAAGGTGTATTTCTGTCCGCTGCGGAATCGTCCCGTATCGGAAACAGTGGACGCCTCTGACCTCATCGTGAATGAGACGGCGACGGACCTCCGCAACGCCAAACGCATCACCCACCGGACGACGATGCGGAAGTCCGATGTGGTCCGCATGCAGATACTAAGGGTGTACAAGGATGTTCCACTCTCGACGCCGGTCATGCCGGAACTCGATGCCCTGCAGCGGGAGAAGTTGAACCAGCAGGGTTTGAATCCATCGGCGATGAACCCTGACGACCGCGACCGGGAGATATACGAGTGCTACTGTGAACTCGACATCAAGGGGTTTGAGCATAAGCACAAAGGCTCGCCCAGTGGGCTTGAGATACCCTACCGCGTGACGATTGACGTCTCGACCAAGCAAATCCTGTCTATCGTGCGGAACTACGACGAAGACAGCGCGGACCTTCCAGAGGCTCGCCCGGTCTTCGTCAAGTACACGTTCGTTCCCGGCTTCGGCTTCCTTGACATCGGCTTGCTGCACATCCTCGGTAATACGACGAATGCCATCACGGCAGCGTGGCGCGAGATGCTCGATGCGGGGATGTTCGCGTCGTTCCCCGGATTCCTGTTCGCCAAGTCCGGCGCGAGACAGCAGACCAACGTGTTCCGCGTTCCTCCTGGGGGCGGTGCGCCGGTCGAAACGGGGGGAATGCCCATCACGCAAGCCATCATGCCGCTGCCGTACAAGGACATCTCCCCGACGTTCGGAGCGTTTATCGAAAACATCGCCCAAACCGGCATGAGGATTGGCGGCACGTCGGAACAGCAGGTCGGAGAAGGCCGTGCAGACGCGCCTGTGGGCACGACGCTGGCGATGATAGAGCAGGCCACCAAGGTGCTGAACGCCGTCCACAAGCGCATGCATGCGGCTCAGGCGGAAGAGTTCCAACTGTTGGTGAAATGCTTCAAGGAAAACCCCGAATCCTTCTGGCAGTCGAACAAGAAGCCAGCCTATCAGTGGGATGAGCAGACGTTCCTGCAGGCACTGGACGACGTTGACCTCGTTCCACAGGCAGACCCCAACACCGCCTCGCATGCCCAACGTGTCATGAAGATTATGGCGCTGAAGCAACTGCAGGCGCAGAACCCGACGATGTACGACCCCATCGCCATCGACACCGCCGCACTGCAAGCCATCGGCTGGTCGAACCCAGAGCAGTTCCTGGCACCGCCCGCTGCACAGTCCGCGCCGCCGCCAGAGATGCAGAAGCAGATGGCAGAGGCCAAGGTCAAGCAGCAGGAAGCCGATGCCAAGACCACGCTGGCTCAGGCCAAGGCTGAAGAGATGAAAGCCAGGGTTGAGGACATAAAATCCAACATGGGCAAAAGCCCGGAAAATCACCAATCTCCGGTTGACCTCATCACGGCGAAGGCCAAGATGATGGATGCTGAAACCCGACGCCAACAGGTCAATACCTCGACCGGCAAGGTGGCTTTGGAGGACAAGGCTCGCCAGGAAGACAGAGAGAGCCGCGAGAAAATCCAACTACTGGAAATGGCTCGTGATATAGTGATGCATCCGGCGAGCGCCTCGATGGCAGAGCCGTTAATTAAGCAAGCTGAAAGTGGAGATAAAAATGATGCTACCGGGTGAATATATCGTCGCGGTGACAAAGGAAGGATTGCTAGGTCAATCGCCCAGACTTCCCACCGTCTCTGACTCGCCTTTCGTGACCGGCTCGCTGTTGACCAGCATAGTCATTTGCTATGACAATATCACTCAGCTGTATGGCACACCATGTGCTGATGGCGCTTGGGAGACCGATGAGCCTCACGCCCCCTTGCTTGACCTTAACGCGGTGAAGGAGCATCCTGGCCCGCGCGTCTTTGCCTCGGCGTTCCCCGCTCAGGCAATGCTGCAGGCAGACACGAGCATCGCCGCTATTACGGATGTGCCGAAATGATTGAGCCTGTCATCTATCGGAATGAATCCGCGCCTC